AGTTCCTGCTTTGTACACCCGAAGTGGTACCGAAGCTGAAGGTTGATGTATTGAACAGGATTGTTATTTACATCCCCATCACTTTCTGTTAGCAGTCGCTTAAGGTGCCCTTTTTTTTAGCCATTAATTCTTCTACAAAATCAATCAGTCCGTAGTAATAGCAATCCAGTTTTTTTAATTCCGTATCGCCACCCAGCCATATTGCTTCAATAACAACCTCATTAAATTTTGCCGGAGATACCTGTACTTTACTGGCTGCAAGTGCATACGTGTTACGGTCTACACTGCGCAGGTAACACACTTTACCATCCACCTCATATTTAAACACCTTGCCGTATTTTTCTTTCCATTCTGCAATTTGTTCTGGTGTTGCTTCACCTTTCAGTTGGTTCATTAAATGTTATTTTGGTTTTGTAAATACTTGTTTAAAAAACGCAGCCAGGCTACTTTTTCTTTAACCTCAAAAACAGCATCGGCAACGTAACCTCCTTAAATTTATCGCCCTGCTTTTGTCCGCCTTCGTATTCGGTAAACTCAACATTCTGGCAGGTTTCAATGGTAAGGCCCGCTAAGTCTTCAGGCTTTTGATACACCACGGTGATATCAATCAGGTTACCAGGTACATCGGTTAAATCCTCATATCCTGCGGCCACAGCTGCACGGCTCATCAAATCAAAATCACTTTGCAAAAGCATTAAAGAGCCTTCGTACTTTTTATTACCACGCTGTATTGCTTTGGGCTGGTTTCCTGCAGCATAAATCAATTCTTTCTCCTGGCTTTTTTTGTAGGTAAGCCCACGCAGGCCGGTAAGCTCAATACCGAACATCATTACTTTAATATCCGCAAACTCAAATTCCCTTGAATCGAAAGCCATAAAAATTATTTTAAAAGTTCAATTAATCAATACCTGCCTGCCTATGCTACGTAGCCCAAATAAACCAGCAAATATTTTAAACAACCCTTTGGCCGAAGCTGTAAAAACAAATACACCTGGCCGGTTTGCAATATGTTGAAATTGGGGTTTTGTATATCATTGGCTGCATACAGCGGAGCGTATACTATAGCATCCGGATTAACCAAACACTCCACATCCGAAGTACCATCTTTCTTTGTGCTTAGCTGGCCACGCATGTATTGATCCAGACCGCTTTCAATAGCATTCTCCAGCGCCTTTTCAACCACCGTTGCAAGCCTGCCGCCTTCGTCAACATCCACATCATCTTTCAGCTCCCTGTAATACACAGCGAATGAAATGCGGGTGGCGTTATCTATCACCCTGCCGTTGGCAAGGCTGTTATAATCATCGGTAAGGGCGGTCAGCATGTTATCATCAGTAATCACATATCCGCTGGCAATTTCGTTGCGCTCAAAGCTCATGTAACGCTTATCGTACAGCAATTCCAAATCACTGTCCGGCACGTTTTCAATCAGCACCGCACCCAGCTTTAAAACGTCTGCCTGTGGTACAGATAAAGAGCCGCTTTTTACACGCCCGATGTTTTGTTGCGGGCTGGCTTTGCTGGCCCTGCCTAACACAAGGCACAAGGCATCCGCAGTACCGGCATTGATATTGCCAACCACAATGGCCACGTTTCTTTTTGTATCGGTGCTGTAATCCTTAGCTGCACCGGCATTGGTAAAACCAAAGCCTTCAATCAACACACGGAAAGGCTTCTTTAATAAAAACCACCTGTCTGCCAATGTTTGTGCAGCAATAACCGCAGTATGTACGTCCTCATCAAAACCATTGGTAATGGTAGGCGCATAATCAACAGCAGGGTATTTAATAACACCCAGCAGGCGAATGGCACCATTTGCCAGAGTAAGCAATTTATCTGCATTAGCAGCCGCAAGCAATACAGCAAGCGTAGTAGTTTGCGCCATGGCCATTACATACACTGCGGTACCTTCGCTGGCTTCGGCAAAAAAGCGATCCGTAATTACAGCCAGTACGGCTGCATTACCAACCTGGGCAAAAGCTGTGGCGGCTTCGTTTTTACTTTTAATTAAAAACGGTACACCAAAGCCCGCCACCGGTGCTACCGGGCTGGCAACTAAAATACCAACGGTACCAAAGGCCGGAGGGCCTTGCAGGTTTAAACCGCCATTACTCAACGCTATATCTACTTGTGGACGCATTATTTACTTTTTTGAATACTCAAATATTATTTACCGGGCTTACGCTTTTGTTTTGCCAGACTGGGCCTTTTTTACAGCCTCAATCTTTTTAACCAGGTTTGATTTAACCTCTCCAGTTTCCCCGGTACCAGTTGCTTCTGCTTCAGTTTCATCCGGCACAAACGCTTCTGCCTCCTCACGGGTAACCTCAATTACCACCGGCTCTTTTTTATCCAGAGAAATAGCATGCGATTCAGCTAAATTTTTATCAGTGAATGCCTGCCCATCGGTAGTAATATGGAATTTATCGGTAGAAGGATAGTGAGCGAATAAAGAAGACGCAATTAGAATAGCAGCGCTTTTTTTCATGGTGTTTTGTTTAAATTTTTATAGTTGAATAAACCCTTTAAAACTTGTTATTAATCTTTGCCGCCTGGCAACCTCATAACCTTCCCTGCTGCCATCATCATTGGTATTTCCCTCAATAGTGTAGATCACACCGCCTGCAACTTTTTCCACAAACCCGGTGTGACCTGCACCATGAGCAAACTGCATTATAAAAATATCTCCTGCTTTTACGGCTCTGTCTTTAGGGCCGAGCTTGCGCAATTTTGTTTCGTTCCATTGCCTTAATACACCGCCTGTTTTTACTAAGGGGTTGGGCATGTTCAGTTGTGTAGCGGCGGTATCAACGCACCAGTAAACAAATGCCATGCACCAGGGGTTACCCTTACCAAGCCCAACACTTTTTAAATACAATTCAACCTCCGGCCCGCCGTTGCTGCCCTTTGGCCTTTCGCAAATACCATTATGTGCCAACGCTATTTTCAAAGTATTTTCAGCCAGTGTCATTATGCAAATAATTTAAGTAGAGGGTAACGAAATTGCCAGGCAATGCAGCCCATGCAAATGGCAACTAACCACCAGCACCATTTTGGTACTTTGTATTTTATTACCTCCGTAGGCACGTAAATAGTTTCAGTATGGAAGTGCTCTTTTTGCTTTACCCTGGTAAGGCTGTCGATGATTCGAGTTAAGCTATCAGCTGCGCAGGAGGCTTCTAAATGCCCATCCTTCATGCTGGCTTTTAAAGTAGTGTTGCCGCTTTTGATTGTAGTATCAAATTTGGCATCCAGGCAGGGCAATGTTTTTATTAAAAAGACCTTTTGACCTGGTGTATAAACAGTATCGCTTTTTACAATCAGTGTTTCCTTTTCTACAATGCTGTCTTTAACAACAACAGTAGGCGCAGGCAGCATTTTACGGCTGCAACTTGCTAAGGCACTAACAGATAATATAAAAAGAAATGCTTTCAATTAGTCGGTTGTTTTAGTTGTGCTTTCCACCTTTGTAACATCATTCTTTGCGGCATCACTTTCGTTTTTGCTGCTCCCGAAATTGTAACCGATCACTACACCAAAGCCCAGCGTTAATATCTGGCCAGCGCTCATGTAAATCAGCTCGCTGTTACCCTTTGGTATCTCTTTAAAAAACATTAAAAAGAGCATCCCGAAAACACCGCAAACACAGATCACAGAAAGGATATTCCTGATTTCTGATTTTCCTATTTTTAAAAAGAATTGCTTCATTTGTCTTTCCAGATTTTTTTAACGTTCAATATAACTGTTGTAAATGCGGCCATCATAGTCAGGTAAATCGCAACATCGCTTTTTGTCCAGTGAGCAAAAACACCGAGAATAAAGGTGATCATGCAGGCGAGGTTTGATGAGCCGGTATCGTAATGCTCCATTCTCATTGGTGGTTTAAATAAGTAGCCCGGCATTACACCGGGCTACCGGCTTCTAACTTATTATTGATGGTTGCGTTTATAGTGGTCTATCCCTGGTTGATTACGTAAATTCCTTTACCATCATTCCTTCTTACCCGGCCTCCTGCCATTACAAGCACAGAGTGAATATCACCGTAGTAAAGCGGGTTGTTTAAATCCTGGAACAGTTTCTTATCACCAATTGCAAAGGCAACACTGTTTTTATGCCAGGCGACAGATGCCAGCTTATCAGTAGCACCCAATGCTGCACCCAGGGCTGAAATAGCACCTCCGCTGGCGGTTTGTAAAACGCTGCTGCGTGTCATAATATTAAAGCCGTGCAGCTTACCTACTATGCCGTTTTCAGCATCCATAAAGCGGGAGAAATCTTTTGCATTGGTATCGCTCAAAGAGCTGTAGAAATAGTCAAACATGTTATCATCAATCATCACATAGCGGTTGCCATCTTTAGGGATGTTATCCACGTTCATTTTTATCATCAGCTTTTGCAAATCGCTGTGGTGAAAGCCCAGGCGTGTACCTGTTTGGCCGGTTACAGCTGGCACCGTTGCGGCTGTAGGGCCACCGGTGGTTGATACAAGCGTTGCATTGGCACCCCATTTAACAAGCATGTCATCAGCAACCAGTTCATTTAAAACACTCATGTGGTCACCCAATACGCTATCCTGTTTGTTATAGCTTAAATGGATAGCATCAATGTTGGGGATATGTGTAGGATCAGTTGTGTATTCATCCAAAGCATACAGTACCTCTGTATCTGTACGCCTGGTGGCAGTTGCCGGAAACACTGTTCTGTTTTTAGTAACAGTGGCCTTTGCGCCAATTTGCGGAATATGAATAATTCTGCCCTGCAATACATAATCGCTATCATCAAAGGCATTCTTTAAAAAGCCGTTATCCTTCCAAAAACGGGCGATGATATACTTGGCCCATGTTTCCAAAACAACGCCATACAAAGCATTTTCAGGAAGCGGTACAATACAACTTAACAGTACCAATATTGCAAAAGGCAATAGCGGACTAACGCCGAGCACAAGCCCGGCAATAAAGGCAACAAACATCAGCTTTAACAGCCCTGCAAAAAATTGAATAGGTTTCATTCGTGTGTTTTTTTTCGTTTTTTAATTGGTATTTAAAAACCCTTCCAGGGCTGTGTTATGCTTCTTTAAATTCTACTCCCAGCGCCTCTTTGTACTTTAATTTAAACTGCTCTTTGTCCAGCTCTTTCAGCCTTTCCAGTTTACCAGCCATGTACAATTGCTCACCGCTTAATTTAACCAGGCCTTCCAGTTCCAGCACATCAGTACTGTTTTTGCCTTCATCTGCCAGTTTAGCTTCAATACTCTTGTAAGGCTTCATGTTAGTGATCATCGCTTCTACAGTTTCATAATCAGCGGTAGCCAGCTTAACCCATTTATCACGGTCACCAGCCATCAGCTTGGTAGCAGTAATGGCACCATCAACCAGGTCGGTAATTTTTTTATTAGTGGCCTCCGCTTTCAGGCGTATAATTTCAGCGCCCAGCGTATTCTTTTCAGCAGCCAGCTGTACAGCTGATTCACTGCCATTTTTCAAAGCCACCAGGGCTTCACTTATTTGTGCATCTGTTGCATTTTCATCAAGGCCAAGTTTGGCGCATAAAAGCTTTTTATCCATTGTGTTGTTTTTGTCTATGAGAGAAAGTAAAAATTTGCCAGCTTCATCATTGTTGTTGTAGTTGCCGCTTAGCACTATTTTATTACCGGCACTGTTTTTTATTGCCAGGCTATTTCTGCAATTGGGTATATCAACAATACTGGCTTCAAGCACGCCCCATTCAGTTACTGTCGGGCCACGCTGGCCTGCTAATTTTAAAGCGGCTTCATCGCTTGCCTTCGATGGTTCTAAAAAAATAGAAGCACCTTTTAAGTAACCTCCCTCCACTTTGCTTTGCACTTTTAAGGCAAACGCATCGTTATCATCAAAGTCAGGCTTTGCCAATAACTTATCACCCTCAATCCTTATATCGTACCATTTACCAATTGGCATAACAGTATCGGTATCCATCGCACCAAGCAGGCCCGGTGTACTTCTGTTATGCATGTAAAGCATAACAGGGTTATCAATAAACCCGGCCAGCTTTGCACCGCTCATCAATGCACGAAAGCCGTACATTACTACGCTCTCGTCAATCAAAATAAAGTCGGTGGTTAATTTAGCCATGTGTTTTAATTCGTGTAATTCGTGCCATAAAAATTCGTGTGCTTGTCTTTGTGGGTGTAAAAATGCAACCTCCTGAAACGCTTGCCAAACGTGGTTTCCATGCTGTGTCACCTTCTGCCGCATGCCTGTGCAGTTGTTGCCGCACCATTGATTTTGCAGTTTATATATAACAGGCTAAAAATGATATTTGCCATATAATGAGCGCAAATACAAAAGAAGAACTGGAACGCAAAAGGCGGCTTGCATACACGCTGTACGTTGATAATGGATTCGATCAAAAAGTAATCGCAGACATTACAAAAATTAGTGAGCAAAGCATTAGCCGCTGGAAAAAAAGCGATGCCGCCAATGGCCGCAGTTGGGATGATGACCGTATGGAAGTGCGGGAAGGTTTCGACAAAGAACGCAAGCGCATTAAACGCCAGATCAACAATATTTTTGATCAGATAGAAAAGCGTAAAGAACCGGATAACGTACCCACCGCAAGCGAAGGCGATACCATCAATAAATTATCTGTTAGTGCAAAAAATTTACAAACAGAATTAAGCTATGCACAAAAGGCCGAAACCGGCAAACAGTTTATAACCTATGTACAAACAGTACATGGCCAGGCAAAAGCAGTTGAAGCGGTTGACCTCTGGCATGAATTCTTAATGGGCACATCATGAGTTTAAATCAAAAAGCGGCATACATTGATTGGGAAAAATACCGGGAAGGTATTCGCAAAGGCACGCCTGTTGATTTAAGCGAACCCGCAGATAAAAAGAAAAAACGCATCAGCGATTTAGAAGCCGATCCCGAAGCATGGAAGCGTTACTACTTCAGTAAATTTTTTACATCCGAATCACCTGACTTTCATAAAAAAGCAAGCAAGCGCCTGTTAAACAATTTTGCAAAAAACAAACATTGGTACGAGGTGCGGCACTGGGTACGTGGGTTAAGTAAAACCACAACTGCCATGATGGATTTTATTTACCTGGTGATGACGGGTAAATTAAAAAACATCATTTACACCAGCAGTACGTACGATGCCGCTGTAGGCTTTTTAACCAAGTGGCAATGCCAGCTGGATAGTAACAGCCGGTTGATAAATGATTACGGCGTGCAGGAACTACCAGGCAGCTGGAGCGCTGGAGATTTTACTACCCGCCGTGGTGTTAAGTTTTTAGCCGTAGGTGCAGGCCAAAGCCCAAGGGGAAACGGCAATGATGAGATAAGGCCTGATGGCATTATATGCGATGATTTTGATACGGATGAGGAATGTTTAAACGGTGAGATCATCAATAAAAAATGGCGCTGGTTTGAGAATGCATTGTTCTTTACTGTTGATACCGCAAAGCCATATTTAATCCTATGGCTGGGCAACATTATTGCAGAAGATTGCTGCGTGGTGCGTGCCGGGCAAATGGCCGATTACTGCGAAATAATCAACATCCGTGATAAGGATGGCTTTAGCGTATGGCCGCAAAAAAACAGCGAGGCCGATATTGATTACCAGGAGAGCAAGGTTAGTTATGAGAGCTTTCAGCAGGAAATGTATAACAACCCTATACGGCAGGGCCAAACATTTAAAGAAGAAACATGGGGCAAGTGCCCGCCTTTAAAATCGCTTCCATTTGCGGTTAGCTATGCTGACCCGGCAACCAGCAATAAAGATAAACCTGCCGTTCGCAGCCGTGCACAAAACAGTTGTAAGGTAGTTGTGCTGATGGGCTATTTTAAGGATAAATACTACGTGTATAAATGCTTTGTTGATAATGACAATCACAACTCATTTATCGATTGGATGTACACCATGCGCATGTATGTTAAAGGTGAAACACCGCTGTACAATGTGATTGAAAACAACAGCCTTCAAGACCCGTTTTATGAACTGGTATTCAAGAAACTGATTTATGAAAAGCGTGTGCAGTATGGCAACGATGCGTTATCCGTTACGCCTGATGGTGACAAGAAGGGCGAAAAATGGAGCCGTATTGAAGCAGACCTGGAGCCGGATTTTAGATTGGGCAATCTTGTTTTTAACATTGATGAAAAAGACAATCCGCACATGAAACGGATGATAAGCCAGTTTAAAACAGCCCACGCCAACAGCAAAGAGCTGGGCGGGCCGGATGCTGTGCAGGGAGGTAAGCAGATCATCAAAATAAAAGTATCTCAAATGCGGCCCGAAGCAATGAAGCTCGGTGGCCGTCTTCCTCACTCAAAAAGATTTTAAAATATGGGTTACTTAGATGCAGCAGAAATTAACACCCACCTGTATGGCGGCGTTGTAAATGAAATAAGCCGGGATGATATAACCATACTGGATAAGGCCATTGCAGCCGCAATAGCAGAGGCATTGGGCTATTTAACTGCCTACGACACCACGGCCATTTTTGCCGCTGTAGATGATGCACGCAACCCTATACTATTGCTGTACATAAAAGATATTGCTGTGTGGCATTATATACAGCTTGCCAACCCTGCGGTTGAAATGGAGCTGCGGTTAAAACGCTATGAGCATGCCACCAAATTTTTAGAAAAGGTGCAGGCCGGTAAAGTAAATCCTGATCTGCCATACCCGGCGGCTCCGCCAACACCAGGCGAAGCAACCACGTACATAAAATACGGCACCATTGATAAACGCACTTACGACTTTTAAAATCTTTCTATAAACATGGCAGACGAAAAACAAAAACCGGGTGTTACCAAAGTAGACGGTACAATTACCGAAAACGGGTTAATAATCCAAAACATCAACATCAGGCCCGTACAGCGTACCAAAGAAGATATTCAATCGTGGCGCAGTAAACACCAGCAGGCAGAAAGCATTAACGGTGTAAGGGTACCATTGTACGATTTGTATGATGATATGTTGATTGATGGCTTTTTAAAACGCCTGGTAGCAAAACGGGTTTTAAGCGTTACAAAAAACAAGCTTAAATATGTTGATAACGCCGGTGTAGAAATTGAGTCGGCAGATGGTTTATTAAAACTTCGGCAGTTTAGAAAGTTACGGCAACGGCTACGGTTGTACCAGGCATGGGGCATTGCTGTAATTGAAATATATATCGATCCGGTAACAAAGGCCCTTAAAATATTTGATGTACCTAAAAAACACATCTTGCCAAAAGAGGGCAAAATAGTGAGTGAGCAATACGATGTGGAGGGCATCAGTTACCGAAACCCGCCCTACGCCAAAACAGTTATTGAGGTAGGCGATTATGATGATTTGGGTTACCTGTTACAGGCTGGTGCGTATGCTATTTACAAACGGGGTGTTATTGCTGATTGGGCAAACTATGCGCAAATTTTCGGCATGCCTTTCCGTGAGGCCCGGTATGATGGTTTTAACGAAGTGGTACGTTTACAGCTGGAGCAGGCACTTGAAAAAGCAGCAAGTGCAGCATGGATAGTTTTACCGAAAGATGCAGAGTTTACCATGCACGAAGCAAAGAGCGGAGCCAACAGCAACGAGCTGTATAATACACTCCGCACCGCCATGAATGAGGAAATGACGGTGTTGATTTTGGGCGCTACCGAAACTATGACGAGCAGCAAAAGCAGCGGGTATGCGCAAGCCGAAACCCACATGAAAACAGTGGATGAGGTTGCAGAAGATGATAAGGAAGATGAGTTGAGTATTTTAAACGAGCTGGTTATACCTGTATTAGTTAACCTGGGTTTATTACCTGCCGGTGGAACGTTTATTTATGATGAACCGGTTGATGTTACCATTGCAGGCACCAAGGTTGATATGGGCATTAAATTAAAGAATTCAGGCGTGCCGGTTAGTGATGACTGGTTTTATGAAATGACGGGTATACCGAAGCCGGATAATTACGATGAGTTAAAACAAAAATTTGAGGATGACAAAATACAATTCCAACAGGCGGCTGCTAATAAAGTCGCACCTCCTGCGGCAGGTAAAAAGCCTGTTAAAAAAGTTAGCGGGGCCCAGACAAAAGACGGCGCTAAAAAATTAAGTGCCTGGCACGAAATGCGTTTAAAACTGGCTGATTTTTTCGACCTCGCCCGGTAACAACCAATGATGATGTTACCGGGCTGCAAGCCCTTAGTTTTACGGAGTTAAATAGTACTTTAAACAGCCTTTATGCTGTGCAATGCTGCGGCCATGAAGGCTATAAATTAGCTACGACAGAGAAGCCAGGCTTTGCCCATGACCTTGCAAAAATGGTGCAGCAGGTTTGGGAAAATGAAGGCATGCCGGAAGGTGGCGTAAATAAAAAAGTAGCCACCGCATTTTACAAAGAGTTGTGGAGCGGCATTACTGAAGGGTATGGCATGGATATCGGCGGGCTGGATTATGATACGCCCGATTTTAACATGCTTAATAGTCTGCAAAAAGATGTGTATCATTTTGCTGCTGCTAAAAACTATACACAATTAAAATCTTTAACCGAGGCCCTTATTGGTACTGATGGCAAAGTGAGAAGTTACAGTGAGTTTAAAACAGCCGCCTATGCCATTAATGATAAGCATGTAAACCAGTGGCTAAAAACAGAATACAACACTGCCATTGGCAGCGCACAGGCCGCAAGCGGCTGGGTAAATATTGAGGCAAATAAGGACACACTTGGCATACTTGAATTTGATGCTGTAATGGATAGCCGAACAACAGAGATTTGTTCAAGCCTTAACGGTACACGCAAGCCGGTGGATGATCCGTTTTGGAAAATATACTACATCCCTAACCACTTTGGCGAACGCAGTATTATAAGACAAAGAAGCGGCGGCAGCATTACGCCTGATAGTAGCATTGTTTATCCCGACATACCCGAAATGTTTAAGGTAAACCTTGCAGAGAAAGGCCTCGCCTTTCCACCAAAGCACCCTTATTTTATTGGCACCCCACAACATGTGTTGGATAGTTTAATTGATTGATATGGCAAACGTTTTTCCATTAAAAGAAGTAGAGCAGCATTTTAAACAAGTGCTGCAATATGCGCCCGGCATGCTGGGCAACGATGCCGTAAATTTCTTTTTAGACCGGTTTAAAGATCAGGCATGGCTGGGCGATACCAGGGAACCATGGAAGCCACGCAAGGCGCAAAGCAAATGGGGCAAAACGCCCCGCAATAAAGGCAGGGCTATACTGATAGACAGCGGGCGTTTAAGGCGCAGCATTCGCATTGTAAGCAATAGTGGCGGCACGGTAACTATTGGTACAGATGTACCCTATGCAAAAGCACACAACGAAGGCTCCCGGCTGGGCCTTATACAAAATGTAAAAAGCTATACCCGAAAACTAAACCGCACGGGCATAGTAAAACACACTACGTTAAAAAACCGGAGCAATATCACTTTTGGCAGGGTGCAAACCGGCACCACAACAGTTGCCGCCCATACCCGCCGCATCAATCAAAATATACCGAGGCGGCAATTTATGGGCAGCTCTCCGTACTTAACAAAGCAGCTGCAACGCCGGTTAATGGCCGAACTGATGAAAGGATTAAGAACCACTTAAAAATATTTTTATGTTAGAAAGCCCGGAGGCAAACCTTATGCAATTGCTGTTTACAAAGTTTGGTGCAGACCTGCCCGAGTATCGTTTTGTTGAGCAGGATTTAAAGCAGCTGGAAAACTACGAAATACGGCCAGCGGTATCATGGCCCTGCTGCCTGATTGATATTGAAGAAATGCGGTACAGCGACAGCGTTGGCAACAATCACCAGATTGCAGAAGGCTTTATCACATTCAGAAGCGCCACCGTAAAATATACCGATATCAATAACCTTACACCGGTACTAAAACGGGAAGCCGCATTAGGTTATCTGGAGATTGAAAATAAGTTGTTTAAAAAGCTGCACGGATGGAACCCCACCGGCTTTGGCAAACTATTGCGGCGCAGCAGCATTACAGAATTAAGAGAAGATGATATAAGAGTGAAGGTGATAAAATTTGCTTTTAGTTATACCGATACCAGTGCAGAAAGAGTAGTAACCAGGGTGCCAAGGCCCGGTGCAAATTTGGGAATAGAAAAATAAAAGAGCTTACCAGTTCATATGTGGAAACATTGCCTTTAATACTTTTACATCAGGCCGGTTTTTATACACCTCCCGCAGGGCGATGGTATTGCGCTGGGTAATATCAATGATGGTGCGTTGCGTGATGAATGTTTCAGCTTCCAGCACATCCAGTAAGTCCTGGTATTGAAGGCGCTTAATTTTTACGTAATAATAATGGCGGTGAAAAAGCAGGTTGTTACGCTTTAATAAAAGTGCCTCACTGCGGCCACGTTTTTCAGCATCGTTATTTACAACGACAGTCATGGGCGGTTCAAAAAGGGAGAGATAAGTTGAGCGGTGTCCTCTTAGCATGGGTGCAATTATAGTATTCTTTTTTTAATACTTAAAAAAAAGATGGCAACAAAAAAGCCATGCGGTTGGCATGGCTTAAAATTCATTTTAAAATTCCGGCTTTTCGTTCATAGCCTTGCTTCTCATACTCACTTATCCATACCAATCTTCTGCTTGATCTGCCTTCGCCAAATGCTCTAATTGCAAAGTGTCCACGCACTTTAAATCCTTCTGAATTTACAAGCGTTCTAAACCAGCTACAATCTACAATTTCTATTTCTGAATTTGCTTCAGAAACATACTTGCAATTACTTAAATGCCCTCTTTTCTTTTGAGCATTCAATAGCAAGATTTCTACATCTGCAAACTGGTAAAATATTAAGGATAAAAAACAACCTATATTATATACCACTCCTCCTGATTCAATCTCTAAATGTGTTTCTGATTCTTCCGAAATTCCGAGTGGTGATACTAATTTAAAAATGTCTTTTTTTATCCCTTTATCTACTACAAAATCACAATAATTAATTATCATTTCGCCATCAATTTCTACAACCTCAAAACTTACCAAGTCTTTGATTATTCTTATATATACACAAAGAGCTGAACCTTCTGAAGATGTAAGTAAAAATTTACCAGGCTTCAATTCAGATAGCAAGTGCAGTAATTTTGCTCTATTTTCAAATGCAGCATTTACAAAAGGTTTTGTAAAAAATAAACACTTTGTATACTTATCAATAAAATAATCATCCAAGCATACCAAGGCATATTCATTAACATCCTTATCTTCTAAATAGAAGTCTTTTATGTTTTTATTTAAGAAGGGGAATTCCTTAGCGCTTATTTTCATTAGAAGGTTTTTTAACAATTATGTATTTAGGTGTTGCCAAATCCCGCTGCATTTTTATTATAAATTCCAATGCCTTAGTTTTCTTTTTCATTGTCAGCTGTATTGTGGTTTTGAAAATTGAGTACCTGTGCAGATCGGGCATTTCTTTCGCTTAATAAAAAGGTAATACGGAAGATAAAAAGGAATACCAATAACAAATATTACAGGTAACCAATTGAATTTTTTACGGGGAGTAACGTTGCGTTTGCAATCCATACAGTACTTAACTTTTGCCATAGTGTTTAGGTTTTAGTGTTTGTTTAAAAAGATATAATAAACGGCTTCAAACTGGCTTACCAGCTTGGGTAATTCATAGTAATAATAATCATTTATTTTTTTATGCATGTACCCAAATTTAACGGCCCAGGCATCCATGCGGGCAAAGTCGGCTATTACTTTGTTTTCAGCATTTAGTTTTGTCCAGCCCATGGCTCGGGCGTAGGCTAACATTTTACCAATCATCTTTTCGGTACCAGGCTTTATTTTACTTTCGCCGCCTTGCAGTTTTTGCAGGTGGGCAATACAATCTTTAGCCTCATCAAAATACAGCAGCTTACTACTGGTACAGCGGCCTGCACTAAAGCCGTTTACAATGGTGGCTTTATCTTCTTTACTTAGTTTTAGCTTGCTGCAAATTGTAGCGATGATCTGTAATTGATCTTTGTTTAAGTATGCCATGTTATTTTATTTTTGCCCACTCGGTTTCAAACTCTTTGCGGGTTAAGTAAGTGTCTGCAATCATGGGTGTTTGCCATGTGTTTTTGCTTAAATATTTTTTATAGCTGCTTAGGCTGTGCCATGCTTTTATATGCTCGGTGGCATTCATTTTTTGCCACACCTTTTCAGCTTTGTAGCGGTTACGCTTTAAAGGGTAATCCCGGTAAAACGCTTCAAAGGTGATAACAAAATCTGCGGCTACAATAATGGTAGGGCTTTTAAATGCCTCCTGCAATAAGTTGGTAGTTACCGGTGCCACATTTTTAAAATGCTGCATGGTTTGCCTGTCCATATCAGTATCAGCGCAGTTGATAATGCACAGCGTACCTTTATCATTATACACAAGCTCCGCCTGGCCGGTAAATTTGTCGGTATTGGTTATCAGGAAACGTTGCATGGTTCAATTTGTAAATTGTGATGCACTAAATGTTCAAGGCTATAAATTAAAAAGAAGATTGTCATTTTTATAATTCGTAATCAATATTTCTGTTCTCCGGTTTTTCATATTGCACCGCTCTCCAATTTCTATAATGTGCAATCCATTATCAACCGCCAATTTTTCTACAGTATCATTCAAAAACTCACTGATTGCAAACTTTAAATCGCTACTTACGAGAACCTCAAACAAGTCTTTAATGTCTGCTTCACCCCATGCATGTTGGTAGTTGTTGGTAGTGCTTAAATATGGCGGATCAGCATATACAAAAACATCGCTTTTATCCTCGTTTCTTTTATAGTTGATATTGGATAATACTTTTCTAAAATCTGCACATGTAAATACAGCATTTTGCAATGCTGCAGCCGTTACATCCAGCTTATTTAAAATCACCTGCTTTGTATTACTTTGGTAAGCCAGTTTCATAGTTTCAGGCTTGCCCATGTAACCAAAATTTGAATACAACAGAAATAACACTGCTCTTAAAACCTCATCCTTTTCTAATGAATAACTTTTGTTGTAATCTCTCCACAACGATTGGTGGATTGGCAATAGTTCCAGCTCTTTTTTAAGTTCCTTTTTCTTAGTTTTTAAAACACGCCAAAGGTTGTATACATCATTATCCAGGTCATTAAGGATATTGTATTTCGCCTTCGGCTTTTTAAAATACATTCCACCAGCACCAAAAAACATTTCAATGTATAATTGATGGGGGGGGAAGTGCTTGTATATGCTTTCCGCTAATCTTGATTTGCTTCCCACTCTTGTTAGTATCATAGGTTTAAAATTGCTCTTTAAAGCAGGTTGTACATTCCTTAAAAGCCCGGTTATCGCCGCAGGTAGTTTTTATTGTGCCGCCGCAGTGGCATTGCTCAATTAGTTTTAAATCATCCATTACAATATCCCGGCACCCTTTATGGCTACCCACAATAAAGCAATGAAATACGTCCATCACTTCTACCATATTAAATGCATACCGGTATTGCACCGGCTTATTAAACAGGCTGGCCTGCTGCATGTCTTCATTATGTGCCGGGCAATTGAATATGGCAACCTTGTAAGCGCCCATCATCAATACGCCTTCATACTCCATGTACAGGCCTTCTTTTAAACTGAACATGGTGCGTACAATTTTACCGATCCTGTTTACTTTATCGCCTACATAAATGGTAAATCCATGCGCTGATGTGATTGGCTGCGGTAGCAATTGTAATGTGTCCGTAAACAGCAGGTACATGGCACCGTTGGCGTATTCTAATTGTTGCATGGTTATTTTGCTTTGTCTTTTACAATCAGCAGTAAAGCCAGTTGTTTGGTTTTAAAATCAACATTGGGATACATACGGATGATGATGTTTTTTGCTTCCTCCAAACTGTAGCCGGTATCCAGGTAGGCTATGTATTCATTCATTTCGTGCAGCAAAAACTTTTTACAGCCTTTTAGTTTTCCGTTGCCTTTCAGTACGCCTTTTAAGGTGTATTGCACTGGCCTGTCCGGCACATGGTTTTGTGCGCTGTACAACCGGATGGTGGTAAAGGCCAGGCAGTCTAATTTATTATTCCAGTTGTAGGAGAAAGGGAGTGTGAGTGTGTCCATTATCCTTTCGTTTTATGGGATGACTGATACTTTGGCTCATTGTCTGCATCTTCAAATACAAGCACCTTCTTTGGCATGTTATTAAGTAACCTAATACA